TAATATAAGAAAACAACATACTTTGGATAAACTTAATAGAGAGTTAAAGATATTAAGTAATAGAGGTAGATTTATTAAAGCTATTCTAGATGAGAAGTTAAAAATAAACAATGTGTCTAAAAATGAGATTATCAACGGTATTGATTCATTAGGACTAGAACAAATAGATGATTCATATGATTACTTATTAAGAATGTCAATTTACTCTTTAACAAAAGAGTTATTTGAGAAAATGAAGCAGGACTTCACTGCTAAAAAAGAAGAGATTAAGATACTAGAAGATACTGATCCAAAAGATATGTATCTCTTAGATTTAAGTGAATTAAAAAAGAAGTTTAAATAGTTGAACATTTGATTTTTTTCACTATATTTGTAAAAATTATATAATAGAAATGAAAGAACAATTACTAAAACTTATAAATGAAAGATCTCCTGGTGCTATACCACTTTTCTTGGTGGTTAGAGGTTCACATGCTTATGGAACTAACATAGAGACATCCGATACTGACTTTGCAGGTGTATTTATACAACCAATGGATGATATTATGGGGTTTAAATATAAACAACAAATAAATGATGATAATAATGATATTGTAATCTATGAGATACGTAGATTTTTAGAATTGTTGGCTAGTAATAATCCAACAGTTTTGGAATTGCTTAATACTCCAGAAGATTGTATTATTTATAAAGATCCTATTTTTGATTTGATATTGGAAGATAGAGACCAATTTATTACTAAAATCTGTGCAAACTCTTTTGGTGGTTATGCTAGAGCTCAAATTGGTAAAGCTAAAGGTCAAAACAAGAAACAAAACTGGGAGAAAGATAAAGTAGTTCGTAAAGACTTACTTGACTTCTGTTATGTTATTGATGGTGAGAAAACAATACCTTTTAAGAAATCGAAATATGGTTCTGATTACAAAGGTGATTTCTTACATAAACTATTTGGTAGGAAATATGATATAAGAATGTTTGGATTAACAAATGTTCCACATGCTAAAGACGTTTATGCGGTTTACTACAATGATAAACCAGGTTTTTACAAAGGACTTGTAAAAGTAGGTGATGAAGGTTTAGAAACACCTAATTTAGGTATTTCAAATCAGTTAAGATTGTCTTCTATACCAAAAGGTGAAGTCTCATTGTGTAACATTATTTATAATAAAGATGGTTACTCTGAACACTGTAAAGACTTTAGAGAATATGAAGAATGGTTAGAAAAGAGAAATCTTCAAAGATGGGTTGATGTTAAGTCACACGGTCAACAAATTGACGGGAAAAACATGTTACATTGTCGTAGATTGATGGACATGGCTCGTGAAATTGCAGAGGGTAAGGGTATACTTGTTAGAAGATCAAATGCTCAAGAGCTTCTTGCAATTAGAAGAGGTGAGGTAGATTTACAAACTTTGATTGACCACGTTGAAAGTGAGATTAAAGAAGTAGATACTTTGTTTAAAGAATCAAATTTACCGGAAAAGGTAGATGAAAAATTTATAAATAGTTTATTAGTAAAAATTAGAAAATCAGTATATGGTATATAGTAACGCTACGATTATAGCAATTATTTTAGGTTTCTTTGCATTAGGTTATTTATTTAATAATCTTTTAAGAAAGATTCTTGATGTTTATAATGAAAAAAATTATAAAAAAGAAATAAATGATATTTTTCAAGGAATATTGGATAATATTTACACACATAAGACGAGTTTTAATAGCCGTATCAATAATACTGTTAGTGTTATGACTGAATTAGAGAATCTTGGTTCGATAAATATTGTTTATTTGATGGATAGAAAGGATATTGCGGTATTTAAAGGAGATAAATGTATTTATACATCTGATTCTGCTGAAAAGACTTTAGTGGAGGAAATTATTATGGGTGTAGAAATTTTTTATAAGCATGAAATCAATGATGTTGTAAATGTGATGGGAATGGTTTTTTCTCGTGATGAATTTGAGAAAAAGTTTGGTGTTAAAGTAGAGGATATAAAGAAAGGTAATTTCAGAGGGTTGAAAGAAGAAATGTCTGATATTGAAAAAATCAAAAAAAGAAATTCGGTTAAATTCAATATAGATGAAATATTAGATAGAATTAGTTCTGTTGGTATAGAAAATCTTACACCAGAAGAAAGAAACTTCTTAGATAATTATAATAATGAATAATCTTGAGTTAAATTCTTTTAGTTCAGACTTTGGAGATTTTAAAATAGTTTCTATTTTAAGTGACTATAGTAATCACTGGGTATTGGGTTTAACATCTGTTATACTTGAGAAAGACGAATTATACTATTACATTCAAGAAGAAAAAGAAAAGATTAGTGATGTTTCTAATATGCCACTTTATATTAAAGAAGATTGGATAAATTATAATAAACATGATTTAACTTTAGATATTATCAATAAACATATTAAGTATTATAAGAATGATGATGAAGATATGTTTAATTTATTAATGACGATACGTAGAGATTTTATTCTTAATAAGTATATAAAATAAAAAAACCACTCATTTGAGTGGTTTTCTTTTTATATTTAAAGATTAAAGTGGTAATTCTTCTTCCTCTTCTTCCTCTTCTTCTTTTTGACCTTGTGCAGGTTCTTGAACTTCTCCTTGTGCAGGTTCTTGAGCTTGTCCTTCAACTGGAGTTTGAGCTTGTGGCTCTTCAAATTCTCCTTCTGGAGTTTGACCTTGTGCAGGTGCTTGAGCTTCTCCTTGTACAGGTGCTTGACCTTGTGCTTGTGGTTCAGCTTGTCCTTGAGTTTGTGCTTGTGGTTCAGTTTGAACTTGTACTTGCCCTTGTCCTTGAGTTTGAGCTTGAGTTTGACCACCCATTATTGCACCACCAGGAATTTTATCAATATCTAAAAATGTAGTAGTTACATATTTAATTATCTCTTCAGCAATATCTACGTCTCCAAAGAACTGACGTAAGTTTTTACCAGTAGTATCTTTTACTTTTTTAACATAAGCGTTTATTAAAGACTGAGGTAAATCAATCATAGTTTTTACTTTATAAAGATCGTTAACTTGGAAAACAGATTCTTTGATAATCTCTTCTCTATTTTTTTGAATACGAAATTTTTCAAATGCTTTAACGTGTTTCATGTTTTTGTTTATTTTTTATATGATTTATATATTAAGTATAAAAAGTCATTTTTTGTACTTTTTTAGAAAACTCCTAATACTGACAATAATAAACCAACTATTACTACGGAACCACCAATTCCACCTACAACCATCTTAGTTTTTAACCTTGATAATTGTTTATCTTTTTCATCAATTACTTGTTGTCTATTGGCTAATTGTTTTTCTAATACATTATTTTTTTCCATCCAAGCAATTATCTCACCTTGTAAAGCTTTGATTTTATCATCCTTTACTATTATTTGTTGGTCTAATTTAGTTATAGTAACATCTAATCTAGCAATTACTTCATCTTTTTCATTAACTACTTTAATACACATATCTTCATAGTCTTTCATTTCTTGTGATAGTTTTTCAAATTTTTCTAATATATTTGAATTATTATTAAGTTTCATGGCTTGTGGTATAGTCATAACTATAACTTTTTGTCCAAGTGAATCTTTTTCAAATCTTGGATATTTGATTTCTTGTGTAACTTGTGAAAACATTGTTGTGAAAATCAATGTCATTAATATTGTAAATAACTTTCTCATATCTTATTTTATATTTTTTATTAAATCTTCTAAAAGTTCATCATCAGTTAGTACTTTTGGATTATTTTTCATATCTTCAATTTCCTTTCTTGTTTCTTCCATTCCACCTTTTAATTCTGTTAACTCGGCTTTGGCTTTTTCTGCATTTTGTTTTGCAATTAAAACATCAGCTTTTGCTTTTCCTACTTCAATTGCGAGTTTTTTGTCTTTCGCATCTTTTTGGTCATAGATTTCTTTCCAAGCGGCAACTTTTGCCTCAGCAGCTTCTTTTTCTTGTTCTAACTTTTTATATTTTTCTTCAAGTTCTTTAACTTTTTCTTTAGAAGAATCATATCCTCCTAAGTACCAAGTAAGTCCAAACCCTGTAGAAGATATTAGTAAAAATAAAATAGCAATTTTTCTAAAATCAATTTTCATACTTTTATTTATTTTTTTATATATATTAAAAAATTATATATATCTTTGTATAAAATTATAAAAAAATATGGAAATAAAAAAATTAGTATGTTTTGACTTTGATGATACTTTATGTAACACAGTTAAACATGACGATGGAAAAGTTATATGGAGAGATAAGTTTGGTGTTGAATATCCTCACAGAGGATGGTGGTCAAAACCAGAAAGTTTAGATATGGATATTTTTCCAGTCACGGTAAATCCTTATGTTTACCAAGAATATTTAAAAGCAGTTTCTGATCCAGATAATTATGTTATTTTGGCAACAGGTCGTATAGAGAAATTAAGACCAGAGGTAGAGGCAATTTTAGATAATCTGAACTTAGCATTTGATGCAGTTTATTTAAACACAGGTGGTGATACTTTTACCTTTAAAAGAAGATTATTTGAAAAAATGATTTCAAAGGTTAATCCACAAGAATTTATAATGTATGACGACCGTTACGAGCATTTAGAGGAATTTGAGAAATGGGCTAAAACAATTGACTGTCGAATTACTATAATAGACGTAAAGAACAAAACAACAAAAATATTCAAATAAGATATGCCAACTATTACTAAGAAAAAAACACAATCTAAAGTACAGGAGATTTTATCTAAACCTTACAAACTAATACTTCATAATGATGATTATAACTCATTTGATTGGGTTATTGAATGTCTTATGAAAGTATGTAAGCATGAATATGAACAAGCAACACAATGTGCTCATATTGTTCACAATAATGGTAAGTGTGATGTTAAGTATGGTGACTTAGAAACCATTTCAGAAATGAAGAATTTACTAAAATCGGCGGGACTCTCAGTCACTATGGAAGTGAATGAATAAAAAAAGACATCTGATGATGTCTTTTTTTATTTACTACCACTATTAAACCAGTTTATACCCGTACTATTAACATCATTAACAGTTTTATTTCTACCTAAAACTTTTCTTCTAACACTTAATAATTGTGAATAATCAACAGTTTCACTATATTCAAGATTTTTTAAGCAATCTTCAACATGGTTCTTAAATGTAGGATCTTTTTGTAAAGTATCTTCAACCATTTCTTTAAAATCATTTTTTGAAAATATTGAAGTTGTATTAACAATAGTCATTACACAATCATCGTGTCCTACATCAGCAGCATACCTGGTATTACCAGCAGTTGTTGTGTGTTTAACAAATGTTGTAATCTCTCTAACAGTTTCTTCATTATTAATAGAGAATCCTTTAGAAATCATTAAATCTTGATAATCTTTAACCATCATATTTTTATTCTCACCTACTTTTAATCCAACTTTTTCTTCAGTTGCATCTGCTCTATGTTTATATCTAAAGAAAATAGATGAACCATATTGATTATTACCATCAAAAACGTGTGGTAACTCAGCTAATAAGGTATTACCATAGTTATTTAACTCTAAAACTATTTTAACATTATCTGGATTGAAGTATTCAAAGGCTAATATGTAAAGTATTTCAGCTAATTGTTTAACTGAGATTAAATTACTTCTAAATAAACCAAATTGTTCCAATCTAATAAAGTCGGTAACTGATTTATAGGAAGCTTTCTGTGATTCAATTAAATCCATATCTTTTTTAGATATTTTAAATATGTTCATAATAGAATAATCTTGTCCTAATCCTTCAGATATATCGACTGATATAATAACCTTCTCAGTTTTTCTATTAATAGGTAGAAATATTTCATCATCATCAACCCATCTCAAATCTTTATAGCTAAATCTTAGTTTATTTTCAAATTCAAAAATCTCTTCAAACTTATAATTTTTCTTATTATTTAAAAGACTATCAATAATGGCTTCGTTTAATAACGATTTACTTGAGTTAATAAAACGTAATCCATATTCTTGGTTAAACGCATCTTCACCACCAATATCTTTTACTGCTTCTTCTTTCCAAGTTGTCATCTCACCAATAGCTCTTAAAGGAACTTCAAATCCTTTTGAATCAATGAAAGTTAGATTTTTAACATCTTCATCAGTACATTGTTCATTATTAAATACTGATATAATATCTTTTTGGAAATCTGAATTGAATCCCATATGAGTTTTAGTTATTTTCTCTGGATATCTTTGTTTAATACCTTCAAATATTTCTTCTTTAGTTACACCGTGTTCATATAATCTATGATTATTTAATCTTAGATAAGTAACAAATCTACCGGGAACTTGATGCCAGTAAACCCTCATAGGTTTATAGTTATTTTTAAGTGGATCTCCTTCCGGTCTCTCTGCATCGGTTAACAACTTGTGGAATAAATTCATACCATTTGGTGTTGATGTAATAATAATCTTTGAGTTTTGTACTGCAGACACGGTTGGATAAGCTGCTGTATAGTAAGGTTCTATAATATTTGATGGAATGTGTGCAAACTCATCAAGATAAAGTACGTCAATGGTAAAACCGATTGCTGGTGTTTTAGATCTTGCAGATGTTTTTATTCTACATCCATTCTCAAATGTTAGAGACTTTTGATTCCAAGTTTTAATACCTGGTTTTAAAAAGAATGGTAGTAATGAGTAGATGGATTTAATTTTATCTACAATCTCTACTGCGGTATCTCCTTTATTTGCAACAATCATTATATTCTTATCATTGCTAAATAAGATAGTATGCAACATGAAGATTGATGCTGAGATTGTTTTACCAACCTGACGAGAAGCCATTAAAATATTAAATCTACTATTAACGAAGTTATCTAATATTTCTTTTTGGTATTCTCTTAGTTTAATGTTATTTATCGAACCATCTTCAGTTTTCACTTTACAATATGTTTCTGTAAAGTAATGTACATCTAATGCACACTTAATATACTCTGCTTGTTCTTCTGGAGACATTCTAAATGAAACCCCTGCTCTTCTTAGACCTACCTCAGATTTTAACCAAGGATTTTGGTATCTTTTTATAACGATACCGTCATTGATTTTATCAGAAGCTTCATCTACCAGACGAGTGGTAAATATCATTTGTTTCTCTATTATTTCTTTTGCCATAAATTGGACTTTACTTTTTTTATATATATTGTAAAAAACCGTTTACTTATGTCAAAAAGTGAAGAACAAAGAATTAGACTACAAGATGAATTCGATCAAATCCAGTCAGAAAACTCGGAATTCGACATTTCTCTACACTTAGCCAAGCCAGAAGATTTACCTGATTTAGGTGAAATCGAGATATATGATTATGATGCTGATTTAACTGTGGCAACACAACAATCAATGGATGTATTAGAATCATTGGTTGATTTATATCTAAGTGATATACCAAAATTAAAAGAACATTCTTATATTAGAAATAAGATGAGAGAAGACGCTATGGTTTACGCTGAAGCAATTTTCTTATCAAAGATGACTAGAAAAAACTTTCTATCTCAATTGAGACAAGTTGATAATGGTGATAACGCAGCAAGAATGCATGAAGTTGTCAATCAAACAATTGGTCAAATTAGAGAGAATGGTAAGTTTTTATCAAATCAAAGAACTGAATTAGAGAAGTTCTATAAAACATTAAGAAAAGACTTAGGTTATAACGAAATTGAAAACCCTGAAGTTAAACAAGCTGAGGCAGAAAGTCAAGCTGATACATCTACTGATGGTTTGGTTACAAATAATCGAGATCTAAATGAAATGATTAAGAATGCGATGAGTAAGAAAGATGAGAAATAAAAAAAAGACTAACATTTGTTAGTCTTTTTTTATTTATCTTCTACCATTTGGATTTTGTTCTTGTGCTAGTAATGTATTTAGACGATCTTGAAACTCAGTTCTAATAGGCTCACGTGCGGCAACTTCTCCGGTTACATCACGTCTTTCTATTAGATCATAAACTTTTGTAAGTTCGGCAACCACCTGCATCGCACTCATTTGTCTAGGTTCATAATCCCAGATTTGAGTTCTTAGATAATCTCTATTTTTAAAGTTATATAAAGGAGCTTTTTTACTTACTTCTTGTTTATAGATTTGTAAAGTTGGATATTTCTCTTTAACTTTCTTTAAATCTTTCAATTTTGAAATAACTTTTTTTCTTTCAACATCAGTAATATCTCTCTTTCTTGAAATATTTTCTAATGTAGTTATTAAAGTATCAATATTTGCATAAATGTCTAAAAGTCTTTCTTTGATTACCTTTGAAATGGTTCTACCACCAACAAACTGCATTGTTAATAATCCAAGTATAGTTATAGGAAATGATAAAATAGATTTTATTATTCCTCCTAGTGATTCGTTTATTTCTTCTCCTTGAGAGAATGATTCAAATGTTTTAATGTTTTTCATACATTATATATTATTTTTTATAATTAAAATTTTCAAAGGTTCTTACAATTTTATGTAGATTTAACTCTACTTTTGTTGTAATAAATGTATTTACCTTATTGAATGTAACTTGATTTATAATCAATTCACACTCTTCCATTTTAAGTACTTCTTTTACTTTCTCTTTAACTTCATCATCACTGTTCTTAACTAAGAATTGAAGCACATCATTTACACCTTTAGCTAGTTTGACTGTATTAAGATCATCGTCATATAAAGAAACTTCATCATATTTAGTTATTTCTTCTTCTGTAAACTTCGTATCAGCGGTTTTTAAACCAATTATATGTTGGAGTACCAATCTCACTTTTTTGTGTACTATATCGTCTCTATCTCTGTTATAGAATGTTTCTGATATGTAATAGAAGTTCTTTATTTTTAATCCAAAGTCTAATAATTTTTCTTCTAACTTTTCAATTAGTGATTCATAACTTCTTTTAGAGTTTTTAGAACAAATAACATAGATGTCGTCTTGACTATTTTTAAGATGTCTAATATTTTCTAAGTGTATTGTAAAGTCACCATTATCAATTATGTCTTTACTCATAAATTCCTGCATTGAGAATGCTAAATCTGATACATCTACATTGGCATTTTTTGCTTTAATTTTAATTCTGTTTAAAAGTTCTTCACTGAACCAATAAGATTCCCCAGACATATCAAATTTGATATTATCTTTTCTATAAACACCTTTTCTTAAAAGGTTAAATTCTGATTTAGATATTCTTAACAAAGGTTTATTAGGATTTAGTTTATTAACTATCCAAACTTTACTATTCATAGTAATTAAACTGTTAAGGTCAAAGAAATGTGCATTCATTAGTGAGTTTTTGTTTTTATTACCAGAATGATCCACCTGGATGTCTGTGAGATTTTTTATCATAATCATCCTTTAAATAAACTTCCGCAGATTTACCTTTCTCGTCAAATACAAGTTTTATACTATCTCCTGCCTTTGGTGTATCTTCTCTCCAAAATCCATTTGGATATATAGTAGTTTCTATTTTATTGCCATTATTATCAATGAATTGAATTCTTAATTTACCCTTACTATGTCTTTCTATATCTTTTATAGTACCAGTAGATGTTTTATTTGCATAATCTATATTTTCAATATCATTACCATTTTTATCTTCTATACCAACAAAGGTACAAGAACCAAATAATAGACCAAGTGCCGCAACCATACCGGTTGCCACTGATCTTAATCCTTCATCAATATTTTCAAAATCTTCATTATATTTTTTAATGTATTTCATAAAAGTTTATTTTTTTATATATATTAAATAAAAAAACTCACTAAAAAGTGAGTTTTTAATTTTTTATCTTAATAATTTTCTACTTAGTGCAAAATCATATAATACTGGTAAGTTTAAGTATTCTATAAAGTGTTTTCTCATTTCTTCCAGTGTTCTAGATCTATTTATTATACTTATTACTAAAAATCCAAACTCTTCTTGAAACTCTAAATAACAATCACACCAAGGTCTGTTATAATGTTCTAATGTTTTCCATTCTCTTTCACCACCTGATAACCAGTATAAACTTTTTTCTGGTGATACATTATCTGTATCTATATCTCTAGTTTCTAGTTGCCAAATTGGATCATTTGCATCACAATTTCTTAATAATAATGAAACTGCCTCACCTAAATCTGTCGTTAACTCTTTTCCTATTTCAAAGAACCATTCATTTCCTTCTCTGCTTATTATAATTGTGTTATTGTCATAAATAATTTTAGTTCCAATTTCTTTCAGTAAAGTTCTTTTTCTTTTCATAGTAATTAATTATTTTTATCTAGATAGGTTTGTTTAACCCACTCTTCCAAGTTCCTTTGAAGACTCCTTTCTCCCAAATACCATTCTCCCACGTTCCATAGAATCCACCATTTTTAAATATGCCGTATTTCCAATTACCAAATTTATAAATACCTTCGTGCCAAATTAAAGTATCTTTCTTAATTTCTACAATAGCATCTTCAACCTCAGAATCAATTAGCCAATTGAATCCCAGTTCTTTTAATTTCTTTAAAATTTCTGATTTTGTTGTGATAGATTTATCGTTATACTTAAATTCTTTAATTCCCATTTTGAATAATCTTTTTACGAGTATATATATTTTTTAACGTCTGACATTCTTTTTCTTTTTCTCTAATTTTTACTTAAAAATGAAGATTTTACTTTGAAAAAAAATAAAATAAATGAAAAAACCGAGATAGTTCTCGGTTTTTTATAATAATTTGAATATAACATTTACTTCAGAAGTTATTATATCAAAAGATAATTTTTCAAAATCTTCTTTACTTAGTTTATGTGACTTCCCTTCAGTTGTAAGATCTCTCATGTTTGGTAAAGGTATTTCTTCATCATCTCCATACATAAGTTTCATTTGTTCTTTATAAATAAAATAAACATCTAATATATTATAATGTTTCATAACACGATCTACCATAAATAGTAATTGATCTTTAACATCATCAATAATAAATTTAGTTTCTTCTATACCACCTTCATCACCATGTCTAACTTGTTTCTGTACTCTAATTCTAGCTTCTGTTTTTCTCTCACCATGTATAGTTTCACCACTATGTCCTCTTTCAAATGAGCTTTCTACAAATGATATAGTTATAGTAAAGTCATCCTGTAAATAAGTAATAGAATCCAGTATAAACTCTTTAAATTTGGATTGTTTTTCTTCTGAACCAGTTAGGTTATTTTCGGTATTGGGTTCTTGTTCTTTGATTTTATCTTTTATAAATGTTTTAACCTTATTGATAAATCCTTCGTGTGTTTGTAAATACTTCATAATTAATATATTTTTATAAGAAAAGTTACTTCTTCAACTTCATCATTATCTGATAATTCTTCAAACTCTTCTATTGATACTTTTTCTTCTTTTATTTTAGCTAACATTTTAACCTTATCATAAGTTTTTTCAACTAATTGTGATGTTAGTAAAATAAAATCTTTAATTTCTGATAATTTAAAACTTTCTTTTTCGGTTCTACTAATATTTACTCTAAATATAGTTTTGTATTTACCTGTAACTAATTCACCTTCTTTATTTACATAAATATCATTTTCACTAAATCCAACTAATATATTAAATCTATCATCATCTGAGAGATAAGATACTTCATTTCTAATTAATTGTGATAAATCTTTTTTTGGAAAGTCGTCTGGTAGAGTAGGTTTTAATTCAAATAAAATACCAACTAGTTCAACAACTTCTTGAGTATCAAGATCTTCGGGTCTAGTATATTTTATTTTACCGGAGAAGTTCTCATATAATTTTAAGTTTTTCATATGAGTATATATAAAAAAAACCAGGTGATTTACCTGGTTTTATAAATTATCTAAAAATTCCTTTTCTTCTTTTGTTAAAGAGTCAATACCACTTTCGTTTATTTTATCTAAGATTGTATCGATTTCTAAACTAACTTGTTTTTTAGTTTTGGATTTAACCTCGCTAACTACTTTAGTTTGTTCAACCTCTGTATTTTTTTCTTGGTTATTTCTTATATGTTCAATCTTTCTATCTAGAGAAGGCATTTTTATATCATATCCTTTTTCAATATAGAATAAATAAGAGTTTAAAGTATCATCATTCTTAGATACTTTAGGAATTACTACCGGTTTCATTCTAAATACTCTATCATACTCTTTTTTTGTTACAGGACATACTTCAGGGAAGAAGAAAAACTCTTTATCAAGTAGCTCACCTGTAAATTTATTTATATCTTGTTGTTCAACTGCTACAGTCATACCAGTTTCTTGACAAATCCATAATTTTAAGCAACGTTGATTCTTGTATTTTAAAAGAATTTCAAAATCTATTGAAAGTGTAGTTGATGCTATAAATAGTTGTCTTTGATCCATTGCCTTTAAGTTAAGACAGATTACTTTATTAATATTAAATAAACTCATACTCTATTTTATTTTTACAAATATACTGATAATTTTTAAAATATCAAAAATTGATACTTATTATTTTATATATATACTAAAAAATTTTTTATATCATAATGAGATATTTGAATAAAAGAGAGGATTTTCTTAGAGAAAAAAACTCTAACTCTATAAATAAAATCAAGTCAATAAACGAAGAAGCCGAATTTAACAGTGGACCATTTGCAAATGACGTTGGCTGGAATGACTCTTTATTGGGTCGTTTGATTAATCATATTATTAGAAAAGCAAGAATTGCTAGAAAAGTTGGACAAATTAAAAAATTAATAGAAAGGTTACAAGAACAATTTGATTATCTTGTAGATCAATCTACTGTTTTCTCGTTAGGTGATGATAGTCAATTATTATTACTTAGAATAACACTTTCTTCTTTCTTTAAAGAGTTGATATTTGCGGTTGAGAATGGACGTCCAGTATCTGAATTAATTGGATTAACAGATGGTGCAATCAAAGTGGTTAATAATGTAAAGGATTTAGATAAGAAAGATGTTTTATTAGAGGAACTTAAAAAATTTAGAGAGTTTTTAAATCAATTTAAAGATGAAGAAGGTTCTGGTGATGATAGTGGAGAGAATTCTGAAAGTGGTTCTGGTGATGCAGATGCAGAAGGTATAGTTGCAAATAGTTATGGTTTAATGGTTAAGAATTTAAAAGCACTTGCTTTAATTTTGGCTAACTATAAAAAAGTTAATACTGGGGCATCAACTGGTACAACTGGTAAACCAAAAGTAACATATATTACTAAAAATGGTGATAAATTAAATCTAATTCAAAGTGATAATACTAAAAATCCTAAAAAATTAGATATTGCTACTATTAGAAGTAAAAACCCTAAACTAAGTACATATGCAAAAGATGATCAATCACTTCCTTCTGGAATGGTTCTTCTTATGGAGGCAGCTGATTCATTTGGTACTGGTGGTTCTGCAAATAGAGGTAAAACTGTTGTTGGTGAAGATCACCTAACACAAGCATTCAATAAATTGAAAAAGGATATTGAGGTGTTAATTTCACCTAAAGAAAAAGGTATAGCGGTTGATTATACTTTAATAAATGATATTGCAACAAATTCAAATAATACTGATAGTAAAAAACTTATAAAAAATCTTTATAATGAAGTAAATAGATATTTGGTTGGTGATAAGAAAGCAACAATACAAGAAAAAGATAAACTTTATAACGAGGGTATTGAAATTTTAAATGATAAAAATAAGATTGTTATTATTGCTGAAAAAATTGCTAGATTTTCAAAAAGAGCTCTTCAATTTCAGAAAGAAAATTTATATGGTGGTTTAGGAGATTTAAAAGTTCCTTTACAAACATTTGTAACTACTTTACTAGAGATAAATAAAGTACCTATAGTTACTGCTAAAAAGGAATCTTTATTTAATTACTCTTCATTTTTAGAAGCAAAAAATATATTACCTTCTGGAACACCAAATTCTAATCCTGGTGCAACTGCGGCTGTTCCTCAAGGTGGTACTGCAAGTGGTGATGCACAAGGTAAAGAAGGTGATGATGCACAAGGTAAAGAAGGTGGTGATCAAAGTAAAAAAATCTTAGAGTTTTTTAATCAAACTTGTATAGAAGTTAGAGCATTTACTGCAACTGACGAAGAGATTACTAAATTAAGAGAAGAATTAGAAACCAAGAAGAAAGAGGGTGGTGAAGTGATTATGAGTATGGATCCTATTATTGAAATAATGAATCTTTTTATCAAAGCTTATAAATTATATACAGTTCAAACAATTACAAAAAGAAGTGAGAAGGTTGATACAAATACATTATCTGAATATACTTCATTTGGTGGTAATTCAAGTGATGGTGGTGATAGTGGTAGAAATGGTCCTTATAGAAATAATAAATTATTTGATGCTTGGGAAGAAGGTGTTAATGAAATAAGAAAAAATCGTAAGTATCAAGTTTTCTTTACTAAGAATGCTAAGTTAAGATTACCAACTGTACCTGATCCTAATCCTGCTAAAGCAGATGATTGGGAAATTAAAGATAATGCTGGTATTAACTTTAATAGATTTATAAATGACATATTAGATGGTGAGAAGTTGTATAAAAGTGGATCTGAAAGAGGTAAAGTTGCAGTATTTGTTGATTCATATTTTGGAGAAGGTGCAGTAACTAAAAACGGTGAGGGTGCCATGGCAACATTAGATGAGAAGGATCTTACTGATGCTGCTACATTAGAAAATTCTAAACAGAAATTGAGTTTAGAATTAGGTAAAATTAATCCTGCTCTTAAAGGAGTTGATTTAAAGGCAAACACAATTTTTACAATTACTTATAAAAACGAAGATGATGTAGTTAAACAAAGAACATTTTTAATTCATGAAGTTTCAGGTGGTAATATATATATGTCATATACCTTAATTAATTATTATAAAAATAAGTACTTGAATAGAATGAATGGAACTCAAAAAGATATACTCAAAGGAACATTTCCTGTGAATTTGGCAAATGATGGTACACTAGCTCCTAAATATACTATGGTTAAGGTAAATGAGTTTGATAACATTTTCAAACCAAATAATACAATAACTGTTTCTTCAGTTGATAATGATGGTACAGTAACTTCACCTGTATTTAAAGGTATTTCTGAGATTTATTGGTTAGTTTATACAGAAAATAAAAAGATTTATACTATTGATGATACTACTGAACCAAAATTAGCTAATCTTATTTTACAAGCAGGTAATAAACCTTGTAAAACAACAGTTAATTCTAAATCTGGTATTCAAATTAAAAAATCATAATGAGACATTTAAAGAATTATAAGTTATTTTTAGAAGCAGATGGTATAAGTATTCCAATTGAACAAACTGATCCAGTTGATATTAAGATGAATAAACAAAGTATGGAAACTCTTAGTAAACAACTAGCTGATTATAAAACTAAACGACCTCAAATTGATAATGTTTACAAAAACATTAAAGATTCAGTTCAATTAGAAAGAGAATTGGTTAGAATATTAGGAGATCAAGCAATTCAAAATGGTCCTGATAGAAATCCATTTCTTGTTGAATATTCAACTTTAGCTAGAATGCAAAGTGATTTATTAAAAATGGAACAAGAAAATAAAAATTATCAAGAAGAGCTAAAATTATCTACTGATGCTACTACAAAACAAGCTGTTAATACAAAGATACAAGAGTTGGTACAGAAAGTTAATAAAACAAAGACTGATTTTACGTTCGCTGAGAAGAAGCACAAAGATAATTTAGCTAAAATTGAAAAGGATATGAAAGAAAATATCACAAAAATATCTAATGTTAATCAAAAATAGAAAAAATATGATTTTTTTCTTTTAATATATACATTAAACTAAAAAATTAAAATAAAAATATGGCAATTCAAATTGGAAAATACAAAAGACCTGGTATCTTCATCGAAGAAATTGACAAGTCAGTATTCAGCACACCTACAGTAGAAGGAATAACTAACCTTATAATAGGAGTTTCTAAAAAAGGACCTGTTAATACACCGATTAGATTAACAACGGTTAACGACTTAGAAGCGGTTTATGGTCAATTAGATAGAAACTTGGAAAGAAAAGGATCTTTTTTCCACAGAACTGTTTCTAAAATGTTAGAATCATCTCCTGTTTTTGCGATGAACGTGTTATTAACGGATGATACATTAGATGTTATTGAGTATAAATCATTATCTTCTTCTGCACGTTATCTTAATGATATTAAAAGAGAAGGTCCTTATAGAAGATTCTTTGATACAACTGGTTTCTGGAAGAGAGATACTGAGGCTTTCATTAATCTAACAAAAAATAACTCTGGTTATGCAGAAAGAGCATTAAGCTTTACTAACTTATCAGACAGATACGTTACTGTATTTGCTGTTAAAACACAAGTTAGTGGATTTGATAGAACATTACTTGAATGGTATGGTTCTATTGAGAAACTACCACCTTATGTTAATGCTTCAGATTATGCATCTGACTATATGGTTGACGTGGTTGTAATCGCAGGTGACTGGTCAGATTACAGAAACTTAGCTGTAGATAACAGATGGGGTCAATATTTTAATTCTGATGGTTTAATTAAAGGTGAATTAAGAAACTTTGCAAATGATAGAAATGTTACTTTGTTAGCATATTACGAAGGATTATCATTAATTCCTTACTTTAGAGATTTAGAAGGAAGAAATATCTTTATTGAAACTACGATTAACAGAGGTACTGATACAACTGGTTTATATTGTGCATTCAATGCTGATTTAGTTGAAGAAGATTACTATACAGGTTTAGTTGACCTTATCGGTGGTACTTTAATTGACTCTGCTAATCCATTAATAACACAACAAAAAGAAATTGATTTCTTATCATATAAAGAAACTATTATTGAATCAGTTCCATTTACTGCAACTCCTTTGGATTTACCAGGGAACGTTGTTGCATTATTTGGTACAGTATCAAATAATAATAGTGGTTTAGAAGGTCAAATGCCACACGCTTTTGGTAATCCAAAAGAAACAGGTGTTGTTGTTCATCACTCTAATAGAACTGCTTGGTTTACAGAAGGTGCCGTAGTTGGTGTCAATCTTGCTACTGGTGCTAATGTAGATACAGATGGACATTTTAATCATACAAAAACTGGTTCAGGTACATCATCTATATTAAATGTTAAATATACTTCAACTAACTTTATTGATAATGGATTTGATGTAAGTCCTTACGCTGTAATTGGTGGTCAGTATATTCCTGTTACATATGGTACATATTCATTTAATGTTAAATCTACTGACTTTACATACTCTACGTCTGTAGCAACTTACTCAACAGTATTCACATTAAATACAAGTGGAGTTATCTCTAGTGTTACTAGTTATACACCAAATGTTAGACCAAGTGTATCAACATCTGATATAGTATTGGGTTATATTTCATATAATGTTATAAATGGTGGTTTCTCTGGAACGGCATCATTTCAAGAGATTACTATTGCATCAGACCCTACACTAGAAGAATATGTTATTCCTGGTTATGGAGATGATGTATATTTCCAAGCAGGTACAACACCATACCAAGATTTAACTTATGGTACTAATTCAACAGTACATGATTATTATGTTTATGATTTAAGTAACGAGGTTGGTTATTCACAAGGTGATGTTAGATTGGTGTTCTGGGGAACAGCAGGATCTGATGTTAAAAACTATGTACAGTTTAGAAAACTTAAAATGTTTAATAAAATTACTGAGTTTTTAGGTACTTATAAAGATCAAGCAACTATGATTATTAGTGTAGATGGTTCTGGTAAAGAAGTTAAGAAAAGTTTAGCTTCTATGACAGTTACTGAAGTAGTAACTTCTTCAACACAAAATAAATCTTTGGTATTAAAAACTGGATTATCAAATGTTTCTTATATCTCTGGTGCAAATGGTGGTGTATTTAAAATCTATAAAAACGATAATGAGTTTATTTTAGGTAGTGATAAATTACGTACTAAAGATGAACCTGCAAATACTAATATTGGTGTTGTTGGTAAGTATTCAACTTTCTACCAAAAATACTTTAATGGTTTAATTAGTGATGGTGATTATTTCTATGCAAATAGATTATTAACTACTGCAGATAAAGATACATTGAACGATGAGTTTGTAGATGGTGGTGGTAATTTTACAACTACTATAAATGTTACATTTGTTAATGGTGAGGCAACTCCTGATCCTACAGTAATTAATATTACAAGTCCTTATGCAGGATATAACTATGTTGTATTTGAAACTCCAAGTGTCAGTGCTTCAACTGCAGTAAGTAATTTAGATTTACAAATTTTAGATCAAATTTTATTCCCTGTATCACTTAATAATACTACTTCATTAACAATACAACAAAATAGTGTTAATTCTTCACAGGGTGCTGTTGCTTTAGCAACTGCTTTAGGGTTTACCGGTAGTAATTTCTTCGCATATGAGGTAGCAGAGAATGTTACTTACGAAGAATTAACAGGAGTTACTATGATGTATAATACATTAGAAAGTGCTGCAATGAAGTCTTATTTACAAATGTTTGTAGATTTAGATGGTTTATTAGAAGTTTCATTTACTAGTGATGATTTAATATCAATTAATTCAATTGAACCAGTTGCTAACTATACATTTAATGTTCAATCTGAATTAAGTAACTTAAAACAAACACTTGAGATTGAATTACCTACTGGATATACTCAAGTACAAAACAAAATATTAGTTAATGCATCAAGATATAGTGAAGTAAAAGTTGGTGATTTCTTATTAGCAGATAATAGTGATTTCACTCCTGCATTAGGACAAACAAACCTAAGAAACTTAACAAGAATCTTGAGTAAAAGACAATATGCTGGTGATACTAGTTTAACTGAGATTACTTGTGATGCTAAAATCTTAAAAACATCATATACTAATCCTCTAACTGGTTTATTAGATTATCAAACAACAAGATACTCAACAGTTGACCAATATACAACGACATATAAAGGTATTTCTTTAAAAGGATTTAGAGTTAGACAAGCTTCTTTACCTGATGGTACTGAAACTAAACAAAATCAAATCTTAAACTTGATTGCAAAAGGAACACCATTGTTCAAAGCGTTAATTAATAAAGAAGCATTTGACTTTAGATATTTAGTTGACTCATTTGGTTTAGGTTTAACTGAAAGATCAAAACAACAATTAGTAGATATTTGTGGTGAGAGATTGAATGTATTTGGTTTCATTAATATGCCATCATTAAAATCATTCAAAAACTCTTCATCTCCAAGTTTCGTAAACACAGAAGGAGTATTACAAGTAGATTTTATTGCTAAAGGTGGAGACCCAGAAAGTAATCCTGCATTCCTTTACTCATTCGGTGATGGAAATGGAGTATCAACAGTTGGTTATTTCACTCCTTATGTAACAGTAAATGATAATGGTAGACCATTAGATTTTCCACCTGCTGCATATGTTGCGACAACTTATATGAGAAAACATACTTCTATTGTAAGTAATATTACACCTTGGACAATTGCTGCTGGTGTTACAAATGGTAGAGTTACTAATATTGCTGGTGTTGAACACGATTTCAACCCAACAGATATTGAGTTCTTAAACCAAGCACAAATGAACCCAATTGTATTGAAAAGAAACAGAGGATATGTAATTGAGACTGAGAATACTGCATTAACAATCTACAAATCAGCATTATCTTTAATCCACGTGAGAGAAGTATTAGTTGAGTTAGAAAGAGAACTTGCTGCAATGTTGCTTGATTACCAATGGAAGTTTAATACTCCTGATGTTAGAGCTGAAATTAAATTAAGAGCTGATGTTATTTGTGAAACTTATGTAAACAAAAATGGTTTATATAACTACTTCAACAAAATGGATGACGAGAATAATACAGTTGATATTATCGATAGTCAAATTGGAGTTCTTGATACTTATGTAGAACCAATCAAAGGTATGGGTATCATTGTAAACAATGTTACAATTTTAAGAACTGGTGCTATTGCAGCTGGTGGTTTCATCAACGCATAATCACTTAATAAATATTAAAAACCCTTAGAGAAATCTAAGGGTTTTTTATTTTAAACCAATTTGTTATTATTTAATATAATAGAGACATTGATTATGTCAATATATAAATAAAAAATAATAATTAATTATGTCAGATACAAATAAAGATATGAGCGAAGAAGATTACTTAATGAGACACTTAGGTGATATAGAAGCTGGTAAAAAAAATACAAACACATTTTCTGATAATGTTGCGGAACCTGTTATTGAAAGTACACGAACAAGTGACTTACAATACTTAACATTTGATGTTAGAGACTTTCCTTGTGGTAAATTCTATCCTGTTGGAACTATGTTTATGGTTAGAGCTGCACAAGTTAGAGAAATTCAAGCTTACTCTATGGTAGATGATAATAACTTCTATGATGTTGTTGAGAAGATGAATGATATGTTACAAGCTTGTGTAAGAATTAAATATACTGATGGTAGAGTTGGTTCTTTCTTAGAAGTAAAAGATCAAGATAGAATTTACTTAATCTTTTTAATTAGAGAATTAACATTCCAACAAGGTAATTCATTATCTGCAAATGCAAAATGTACTTGTGGACAGGATGTTGCAATTGAATTAAAAAGAGAAAACTTTAGATTTCATAAAATAGATGAGAAATTGGATAGATTCTATTCACCTGCATCAAATTCGTTCTCATTTAAAACAATTAATGGAGGTCAGTTTGAAGTTACTCCACCAAATATAGGATTACAAAAAGCATTTACTGATTATATTATCAAAGAAAATAATGAGAAAAAAGCTCCTAATTTATCTTTCTTAAAAATCATTCCATTTATGTTAAATGGAAGAACATCTATTACTATGGATGGTATTAAAGCAAAGTTAACAGAGTTTGAACAAATGGATGATATTTCATTCCAGTTCTTAAATGCTGCAATCGGTAAAATGACTTTTGGAATCGAAAAATTAGGTAAGGTTTGTAGTTGTGGTGAGGAGGTTACCACAGAAATGCAGTTTCCCAACGGAACGTCAGGTATTTTCGTTATTCATGATGCCTTTGAAGCATATATTAAAGAATAAATTATTGCTTCAAAAACACTTCCATACACAAGAATCCGCAATGGATTTGTGGCCTTTTTGGATGCTTGAAGAAAACATTAAATTAGTTAATGAAATTCTTGAAGAAGAAGATAGTAATAAGAAGAAGGAAGAAGAATCTCAAAGAGGTTCAATGCCAGATACGAGTTCTATGATGAGAAATGCTCAGAGTATGACAAACAATATGCAAATGCCAAAATTCTAAAATAAAAAAAACTCATCGAAAGATGAGTTTTTTATTTTTATAAAGTTCTTATTAATAACCTGAAACCAACGGTGGGCTGATTGTAAAGTTGTTATCAATATACTCATCAATGAAGTAATCATATGTGAAATCTGCTAATACAGTTTCAATGATGTTATTTTGTGACCAGTCTAAGTCATAACCTTGTAATTTAGTTATTTGACAGTTTTGGAATGTTACTCTTCTTAATACAACACCTTTTTTATCGTGTTGATTAACAATAATAGTACCAATAATATCACTCTTATAACTAAGAGCTCCATTTTGAGAGTTAAATACTAAGTCATACCAAGCTTTCATTGTATTCCAATTCTCCATAGATCCTTGTTGATTAACATTTACCTGTACAGGTATTTGTATAGTCCCAGAAGTTTTGGTAGGAGTTGTAACGAACTCTCTTGTAGAGTATTTGAACCTTTGTTGTTTAGTGGCAACACCTTCAAACTCAGTTAAGTTTAAAGAAACTTTAGTTGCATTTTGTAACAACAAGATCGGGTCTCTACCTTGTGCTTGTAAGATAACAGGTAATATAAATGTTATCTCAAATAGGTTTAAATATACTACTTCATCTGGTAGTGTACCTGGCCCCCCAGGTGAACCTACTCCTTGTAATTGGGTAAAGTGAGGTAATGGCATGTCTTTTTTAATTATTTTTTGTTTAACTTGATTAACAAATTATTAAAATTATATATTAATCTTTTTGTATTCTCTATGATGTATATATTATAATAAAAAAGTGATTTTTTTCTAACTTTGTAGATAAATATCATATAAATAAAAAAGAATTTTTATTAATGAGAGTTTTTATGATAACTGACACTCATTTCGGTATTTATCTTAATAATTTAGATAAGTGGTTGAATATGATGGAGTCAACATTTTATGAGTTTGTTATTCCTTACTTAAAAGAAAATGTAAAAGAAGGTGATGTTCTAATACACCTTGGTGATTTATTTGATAATAGAACTAGTTTACCTATTATTGTTTTAAATAAGGTAGAGAAGATACTTAGAGAACTAGCCGAAATTCTTCCTGTTCATATAATGGTTGGAAATCATGATCTTTGGAATAAAGGATCTAATGAAGTAAACTCTGTTAGATTATATGGTTATATCGATAACATTACAGTATATGAAGAAACGACAACATTAGATTTAGGTGGTCAAAGAATCGTTTTAATGCCTTGGGTTGAGAAACGTTTAGATATGGTAAATGAGATTAGATCTAATCAAGGAGATTATCTAATGTGTCACTCTGATTTGAATGGATGTAAAATGCACCTTAATTCAGTTGCTCATAGAAACGCTGATAAGATTGATGTAGAAGATTTTAAGTCATATAAGAGAGCTTTTTCTGGTCACATACATATTCGTCAAGAGAATAGTAATTTCACGTTTATAGGATCTTTATATCAAATGGATAGAAATGATTATGGTGATCAAAAGGGAATAACAATGTTAGATCTATCTGATGATGAAGTTAGCTTTATTCCAAATACATATTCACCCGTATTCAGAAAATATAATGTTATTTCAGAAACTGATGTTGATGGATTAGATGCTTTAAGAAATTCAAAAGATTATATTGATTTGTCTATTTCAAATAACTTACTTATTAGTAATAGAAAATTAAGAAGAAAATTAGAAGTTCTATTGGAAAATAGTGGATTCTCTTCAGTTGATTATATTGATGATATAGTTACTAAGGTTGACGAATCAGTTGACTCAACACCTGATGAAGAATTTGATGAAGAAAAATTAGACATTTCTATACAACTTGATTATGCCGATTATATAAAAGAGTATATAAATAAACAAAAGTATGATAATGATACTTTTAGAGAAGGAGTGGTAACTGAATATGATGAGGTTATTAGAATTTATAACGAGAACTATAGTTCTAAAAAAGATTAAAAATGAGAGCAGAAAACGTATTTGAAAGAATTACAAATGGAATACTATACAATCGTAATTTAAAAGTTTATACAAAGGATTATTTACAAGGAATTGTAATAGAACTTGAACAACAAGAGCAGTTTGAGAAATGTATAGAACTAAATGATTTTATAAGTAAAAGATTTAGTCACGAACTAAATTACAAAAACCCTATTAAATAATAGGGTTTTTATTTTTAAAATTTTATAAATAATACTTGTACTGGTATACCAAGTTGAAGAGCTATAGTAGACCTTTTGTGTCCTCCAATCAATCTATTATCATTACCTTGATTGTCCTTTAAGTTTATAACAAAGGGCGTGGGTAAAGATATTTTACCATTATTTTTAATCAAATCATCATAAGTTATTAAGTATCGTTCAACATCTGCTTTAATTGGACAAGTAGGTAATGCACTTTTTAGTTCTTCAATACCTTTTATACCTTTATTTTTAACTTGAAAAGAACCTTTCCATCCTCCCTTTCCAGATGTACTACCGAATATTTTTGTTAAATCTCCCATATTTCCGGTTGAATCAACATCTTTCCAAGTAACTACACTACATGATTTTATAAAATTTGATACTTCTTTTATACAAGTTGGATCACCGCCCTCTACAATACCATCTTTATCTGGAACACCAACTATATCCTTTTTAAATTCAATGTTTCCAAATCCTAAACTTTCAGGATTTTTATTTAACAATAGTTTTTTAATTTCTTCCTTATCGGTTGTTTCTTTTTTAAGATAATTTTTTACTACATAATGAAAAACACTAGGTATTTTAGCATAAACCCTATCAAAGTTATCTGGTTTAAAAAACAACTCCATATTATTTATCAACTCATGTAGTTCTGATAAAATTGTTTTATCATCTGGTGTAACCCAATCGATTTCAAATTTCATCTCATTTTCATCTAGTATGAATGATTCATATACTTTTAAATACCTCATAATTTTTGTAATTTTATTTTCAAATCTCCAGTTCCTTTTATAACTCTGTGATAAACTCCCATTGGTATAAAAACTTCACCTTGAATAACTTTTGGTAATTCATCATCTAATTGTACTTGCCAATCTGTTTCACCAATAGATTCAATTATCCTATCTTCTCTATCTCTGTGCCATTGATAATCTCCAGAGTCAGTATTTTGTTTAAACTCTCTGATAAATATATTATCTGATATTATTTCTTCTTTAAACGGTAACATTATAAAATCTTATTAATTTTTTCAATTGAGGATTCATCAAATATTGCCACATTTTTAGAACCTCTTTCTGCAACCATAAATCCATCATATCCTTTTGACTTTATTTGATTGATAATTGGATCACATTCTATTATTTGCCAAGAACCATTCTTTATTAGCCAAAGATAGTTATAAACAGTTTGTGAAAAATCTTCTAAATCAAATTCCTTTTCGGTATCATAATCAAATCCTTTGAATCCTTTACCTCTATTTGCTATAAATTTTTTACCATTTGTAGGATCTTCATATTTATCATCTATCATTTTTTGTAATATTGATTTAAGTTCTAACTCTTTCATAGTCTTTACTTGCATCGGATCACATATTTTTAGATTTGACTTTATTTTTATTTCCCAAACGGCTCCTTCTGGAAATTGTTCTCTTTCATCGAATCCTGCAAAGTTTTTTGCAAAGTCTAAATTACTTGTTAAAAATATAGCACCTGCAAATCTTTTTCTCTTTGGTGGAAAATCTCCTTTTCTATTACCATGATATAACTTTTCTTCTATAGATTCAAATATTTTGTATTCTTTTAAGTATTTCATTCTATTATGTTATTTTTATTGCATCAAGCTTTGGTTTTACTATCATATAGATACCCACAGATATTACCAATGTGTCTAATACATTTAGTATTGAACCAACGTATGGTATTTTCATAACTGCGGCTTTTATACCTTTTGTAATATCTTCTCCATTAAATCCTACCATTTTCCAAACTTCATCCATCGATTTATCTTGTATTGAGTTAGTTAGTTCATCAAAACCACTTGCCTTTGAGACAAAATCTTTAAATTTATTTATACTACCTAAAACTTTATAAAAAATATATAACTCTAATATTTGAAATAGAAATACGAAAGATTTTCCAAATCTACTCATAGATTCTGATTTACCTGTTGTCAACCAACAAAAAAATTTATCCATTAGTTGTGATAGTTTACTTATTCCTTGTTTCATTAAATCCTCGATTTTTGGAATCCAATTAAATGGTGGATAAGTCATTATTTTCTCACCTAATCTTTGTAAAAATGATTTTTTTTCTTCTTCACCATTATCCTCTAATAAAAAATTATCATCTAAATAAATAAGTCCTTCATTAGTTCCTAAGTTTAATACACCTGAAAATGTTTCTGATAATCTAGTCACTAAATCTGTTATAATTTGACCTGATGCTATATATTTTAGTAGTTCTGATATACTCGTTATATAAGATTTTAGTTTAATTAGTTTTTTATTTTCTATAAATTCGATTAGTGGTTCTATAAATCCACTATCTTTTAACGCATGTTCTTTTATTTTCTGTTCCATTGATAAAAATTGTGTCTTAACATAATTACCAATTTGTCCTGCTAGTGATTTTGCAAAATCTAATACATCTTTTGCTTTTTTTGCTAAATCAACTAATAGTTCACCTGCTTTAGATTTTACTGCTAAAACTCCTCTCTTACCTTTATCTACTAAATCAGAAAACCAGGATTCATTTATCATACCATAGTTAGAGTCTATTAGTATTTTCTCATTTATAGTTAAATGACTTTCATATAATGAATTGAATATCATAGTAAAGTTAGATATATCATTACTATCAATACCCTCTAATATATTTACTTCTGAAAAATTCTCGTATGTCTTTAAGTATCTCATATTATTATAAATTTTTTACCAGAAGCCGGGGTACGTACGTCCACCCCACAGATGTCCGTATTTATTTATTCTGCATGCCCAATAACCTGCAGTAGTTTTATCTTTCTTAGTATCACACTTATGTCTTGCTGCAAATGATTTTCTTGCTTTAGGATCACTTACCTTAGCAGTTAGACCACCATGAACATCTCCAAAGGCAATCTTTTTAACATTTCCAGTTTTAGGATTTCTAACATAAACATGGTATTTCTTAGTACCACCTCTCATAGGTTTATTCAACTCTACTTCTCTACCTTTGTATTCTGCTTCGTTTAATTCTTCAATAGTTTCCATTGGTAAATCTAAAGGAACTATTTGACCTTCATATTCGGCAAATCGACCTATATCAGTTGATTCAAATAATTCGGTATCTAATTCAGATAATTCGATTTGATTTGCATCAAATAATTGTCTTGCTTCTTTAATTAGGTTAAAGTATTGATTAGATCCAGGTCTAAATACATTTTCAACAATAGGTTTATTATTATCGATGTGATATTGTAGATTTTCTGATATTCTACCAGAGAATGATTCAAATAGTTTTAAGTACTTCATATTAAGTAAATAATTTTTTAGTATATATTAATTATCAAGAACTCAAAATTTAATATATAATCAAAACTCAATAAAATTAAATGTCTAGTCACGAAAACTTATATTTCTTTAATAAACAAGGAGATGCTCTAAACTTTAGATATGATGATACAACTCAACTATTCCAAGGAGATATTCTATTTGATGAAAATTCAAACGATACTTTTAAAACATTTGCTCTTTATACATTAGAGCGAATTGAAGCATTTGATTTTGAATCACCTGGTGATTTAGGAACTAATAAATTTCAGTTATTTAATGAGTATGGACTACATTATTATGGATGTACTAATTCATCTCAACAACAAATAACTAAAATAGAACCTGCTAATAATGATCCTGATTTTTATTCTAAATGGATCTATGGACAGAATTTTGAGTCTAAGTTTCCCGTTGGAACTTTAATTGTATTTAATCAAAATCTATTAGAGTTTACAAATATAAATCAAACGTTTGTTGTTGTTGGAACTAAAAAGAATGCTATTTTAATTATTTCAACGGTTGATAACTCTACATTTGAAAGTACATATTATAATGATTATATAAATAATTCTTTATATTCTGGAAAAACAATATCTGGTATTGATGCAATTGGTATTTATAACTATATTGATACAAATTATGTTAATAATTTATCACCTTGGAATGAACCTAATTTTTATGATAAAGTTTATAAAGGTAAGAAATTAAATATTATAAACAGTAAATCAAATGATGGTACTTATACTATTAAGGGTCCTGAAATTACTGATATTATGCATTTTGAATATTCGCTTAGTCAAGCAGTTCTACCAGTAGATTCTGATTTAATTATTGAAGTTGTTTTAGGTACAGATTTACCTAAATTATATGATGGTGGTTTGAATATAACTGGTGATAATAGAATATTAGTAAATGATTATATACATTATCCAAGGTTATTACGAGCAGGACAAGAGTTTAAAATAGTTGGTTCAGTTCTTAATGAAAACTTTTTAACAGTTGCGGATATTTATGATTTTGAATCAATTTATACTACTAAACATTATGAGTTAGACGATCAAATATACTTTCAAGGTAAATTATATCAATGTATTTTAGGTTATACACATAGTTATACTGATGATGCTACTAGATATTTAACTCCTAATGTAGATACCACTCACTGGTCTAATCCAACTTATATTAAAGTAAATGAAACTACGACTGTTGAACCTTTACTTTTTGCTCAGTTATATTTAACAAAAGAAAAGTATTATTATGATTATGGTTATACACAATCTGCTTCGGTAACATTGGCTTCTGCTGCGGAAAAATATAAAACAGATTTAAGTATATTTAATGTTGATCTTTATTATGATAAAGGATATTTAAAAGCAGACTTAGTTTATCCTAGTAGATACGCTAGAGTTAATTTTTATCATACCTCAGTTGATCCTCTAAACACTATAGGAACAGAATACAGATCATTTGAGAGACTTTTACAAGTAAATGAGACACTTACTCCGGAGTTCAATTATGATTACTCAGAGAACTTTAAATACAATATTGTATTTACTGATTTAGATGAATATGGTTTAAAGTTAATTATAAATAAACAAGTTTACGAAGAAGAAATTTCATATGTTTATAGTGGTATTGGTCTAGATATGCCTAGAACGATTGATAAAACACTTAGAAATTGGTTAACAAGAAATTATCTTACCTTATATAAATTAGGACTTGATGTAGAGTTGGCTTATACTTATGTTCCAAACTTAGGATTACCTATTAACTCATTGTTTTACAACTCAATTGTGGTAAGAACGGAATATCCAAATGTTCCAGTTGATATAAGTGATGTTTTAGTTGGAACAACTGCTAATTATTTCATTGAGCACTCAAGAGTACTTTTTAATGATTTAGGACCTTCTTTGAATATAAAGATAAATAATAAGGATCATATTATACAAACATCAAACTTTTATGTATTAAATATAAATGCTAATTTATTACCACTTAATAGTGAAGTTATTGGTGCGACTGCTGGAACATATAGTACAATATTTAGTACAGGTGATACTGCAAATATATCTGTTGGTATTGATGGAAAGGTATCATCAATTGTACTTTCATCAGTTGGTAATATTGGATATTCAATAGGTTCGACATTTAGTTTAGAATTTGGTGGTATAAATGGTACGTCATCTATTTTATTTGAAGTTGGTGTCAACGATTTACAAATAAAGGCCGACGTTCCAAAAACATTACAATCTTGGATTGACTTATATGCAACTGATTTATTAGAATATGGTTTTATTGTTACAAATATAAATAGTGTTTTAAAGTTTGATGTTAAACAAACAGACGTTGCTTTTGATTACACAATAAAAACTGGTAAAGTTAATTTACCTGGGTTATCAGATTATGTGATAACTAATAAAATGAGAGGTAATTTTGGTGGTTTAATTACTTCTAATGAAGTTATACTTTCTGCAACCTCTTCATATTCATTTGAACAAGAAGGATTTGCAACTGGTATGGTATTTTCAATTAATAATACATTCTGGCCTTTAATGAATGTCGAATATAACATTCAATACTTAGATCCATTAGTACTTAATTTAAGTTATGAAGGTCCTTTCTGGGATTACAATAATACAATCTGTGATAAATCTCCATTTGTTACGATTGCATTTAATTTGGGATTTGGTCAAACTGGTTGTGGTGCTATTAGTTCCACCGGGATTGGAGGTCAATTTAATCAGTATCAATTTGATGATACTCAGTTTAATATTGTTTTCTATCCAAATACTTATCAAATAAGTGATTATGCTTCTACTACTAATTTAGTTGATATTAAATATATTCAATTATCAAACACAATTTTATCATATGGTGATAATTTGGTTGTACACGACTCTTATACTGGTACTTTCTTAATAGAAATTGAGTTGGTTGGTAATGTCGATAGTATTAAAATGGAATATAACCCAGTAAACAACTATGTTTATTGTTTATCTAAAAATATTGTTTGGATAGTTGATCCTTCTACAAATCTTTTACTTACGTCATTTACTTTAAGTTATGATGCTGTTGATTTACAAATAAATCCTATTAATGGTGATGTTTATATTACTTATAGTAATTTATCTCAAGTACATATTTTCTATTCTACGACATTTAATGGAGTTCTAGATGATTATATAGTATCAACATTTGGTAATACTGGTAAAATGGCTTTTAGTGAGTTTGAACAAGATATGTATGTTGTTACAACTAATAATGTTTTAAGAATTAATGGTACAAATAGAACTTTACTAACATCTTATAGTGTTCCTGGTGCAATTGATGTCATTGTATATGAACCAGTTAATGAGTCAATATATGTTTATGGTGCTAGTAATTTATACCAAATAGATAATGGTTCTATTAATAGTATATCTGTTACAACAGAGTCATTTAATGATATTATCTTTAATAATTTAACTGGAGATATGAATATATCTGATTCTTCTAATCAGATTAAGAGATTAAGTTTAGATGGTACAATAGTTAATGATGTTAATATTTCTAATCACGGTTATATGGCTTTAAATCAATATGATGGAGCTATTTATATATCATCTCAAAATACCAATTCGGTTATTGTTGTTGATTCGATTACTAACCAATTGGTATATATGAATAGTTTAATTGCACCAACGACAAAATTATGTTATAATCCTGATAGAAAATCTATATGGGTATTACAACCATCACTTAACCAATTAGTTGAGATATTAGTTGAATTAAAAAATGAAATAACAACTGAACCTGCTGTAGTGGAAGAAGTTATAGTAGATAATTTATATGGAACGTTACATCCTTCGTTTAAAGAAAGAGATGATATGTGGTTAAAAACTAGAGATTATTTTAGAAGACCTAGAGAAAACTTTAATACGGACTATAGAGTTAAGTATTATTGGAAATGGTTCTCTGATAATATTCCTCAGTTCTTTATGTATGATTTTTCCGGAGAACAATTATCACAAACAACAACTGGTTCATACTCGTATGTTGGACCAACACCATTATCTACGGTTGTTTTAAATAAAAAATCAAACAAGGATGTTACTAAGGTTTCTCTTCCTGAGTATCAACAAACAATATTTGATAAAATTGAGTATCCATTGAGTTATATTGATGACGAACTTGATATTTCAACCGATGTTGAACCTTTACAATTATTCATTGGGTTTAGAGCTGATAATGAGGGTGCTTTACGTTCTTTACTTCAGTTATATAAAAAAGAAGATATTTCTTTAAAAATTAATTCTAATAACTATAATCAAGTTTATTTAGAAACATTAGATGTAAATGGTCCTGATAAGAGAGGTATGATTTCATTAGGTCAGTATTCTACCGCATCATTTGTAGATAGTGGATTAAAATCTGGTCAGCATATTGTTATTTATCTTAAAGACAATCAAAATAGAAGAAATCAATATATTTCTAATAATAATGGTAGTATATTTAAAATTAGAGACGTTTATACTAGTCAAATAATAGTAGATTTCTTTAATATTACTAATGATATAATTGATACAGAGACTTCAATAATTGTTGATTATCCAAAATCTGGTGAAACTACATATTTAGATTTCACTATTGAAGTTATTGATAAGGAAATTGGTAGATTCTTTACTTATGGTCAAACAGAAGAAGAAGATATACGTTTTAAGATCGAATTAGGAAATGTTGGTAAGTTAATTGCACCAGATGATGTATTTATATTTAAACAATATGATATAGAAGAAGGTGGTATTGATTGGTTATATCTTAATAAGAAGAGAAAGGAGATGTTGATGATGAAACATTTAATTTATCCTTATATTGGCTCTTATAAGTCAATTATTAATGCAATTAACTTCTTTGGATATAATGATTTACAATTAAATGAATATTATAGAAATATAGATCCTAGTGCCGTTAACTTTACTAAGTTGTTTAAAGTTGAAATACCTGATATTTTTGACAATACAGTTGAAGGCTGGACTGAAAATGATTTTATCAAACATACAATGCCAAATGATAATTTTGAAGAAACTAACTTATTTAACTTAACTTACTTTATTACTGATAAAGAGGGTAATAATATTTTAAACTATACGTTAGATGAGATTATTATAAAATTACAGGGATTAAAATACTGGTTAAAGAAAAATATAATTCCGTTAACACATAAAATACTTGATATTACAGGAAGTGCATACTTTACGGGTGGTACTCAAATACAACATAGATTACACGATATAAGAATAGTTAATATTTATGATAATATGACACCTATTACATTTAAGTTAAATGAAGCTTATCTTATGCCAGTTAATAGTGGTTCTACTGTTTATAATTGTGTATTGGATTTTTATAGTATTATACCAGATGTTGGTGCAGATAAAACTAAAACAGGTTTAGTTGTACCACCAACTCCATTTAATGGCAAAACCTTAGTTTTACCCGACTATTTTACTGTTAAGATTAGAACTTATAAAACATATAAAGAGTGGGCACCATTCGCTACGTATGATTTGGGTGACAGAGTGACTTACTATGGTAAGTTATATGAATCTGCGACTTCTTCAAATAAAGTCAATTCTCCAAGAGAGTATGAAACGGTTACTCCTTGGTTATCTGGTGATGTGTATGATTTAACAAGTATAGTAGAGTATAATAGAAATATTTATGTATTTACTAAAAATGCAACTGCATCAACTATTACTCCTTATGCAGATAATTTTAATTGGAATCAAATTAATAAATGGATAGAAATTGATTGGTCACCAGTTCAAACTATTTCTGAGTTTAGATCAGGTAATAATTTACTTCCTTTTAACTTTACATTGGACTCAAATATAGATCCTTTTGTTACGGTGGAAGTTATTTCTGATAATGGTTATGGATGTGTTTATAATGATAAGAAAAACTATGAAATAAGAGGTTTAAAAGACTTAACTTTACCATATAAAGATATTGAGCCGGTTGGACCATTTGAACCTATTATATTGAATACTATTCAACCAACTGTTCAACCTAAAAAGAATTTGACTTTTAATCCTGGGTTAAATACTGTGGCAATTGAATCACCTTAAAAAATAAAACCCTTAGATTTCTCTAAGGGTTTTTTATTACTTAACTTCTTCAAACTCAATTTCTGTTTGTATACTTTTAGGTTGTTCCATTGCAACATTATCATCAAAGCAAGCTACCCAGTCTTGAATGTCTGCTGCTAGATTTTTACCAATTGTATCATAGTAATTAAAAACTTTACTAACTGCGCCAATTCTTTTAAGAATTTCAGAGAAAGTATAAGTATCTTTAGTTAATCCTTTAACTTTATGTTCTGCAATTAAGTGATAGATATAAGTTATTTCTGTTGCATTAACTAGAAATGCAAATGAATCATTATCATTATTGAAAACTTTACTGTCTTCTCTCATTGTACCTAATACTTCTGTTAGTTCAATTGCAATGAATACAGTGTTAATATCATATTCTAACTTACCTTGAATTAAATCACTTAAATATTTCCATTGTGCTCTATTTAAGTTAAAGTTATACTTTGTTGATTTTAGTGCATTCGTGTAATCTGCCCAAAGTTGTTGTGCATCTTTGTAAAGATTATCTTTTTCTAAATCACTTTTACCTTTACCATTATTATTTTTGGTGAAGTCTAATACTGCTTGATACTTAGTATCTAAGTTATTCTCAAAATCCTCTCCAATATTTCTATAGTCAATATCATTCTCCGTGAAAATAACACTTGGTTTAACTACATTTGTTTGTATATCTGACATATTTATTTAATTATTTTTATACGATAAAATCGTTATCTTGGTCTTCTTTTTGTTCAACAAAAAGTGCTTCAACTTGATTAGCTCTACTAACTTTTTCAACTCCGTATTTTACTACGATTGATGAGAATGTATTGAAGTCAGTTCCTACTAATTTAATTTTACCACTTTCTAAATTCATGTTGATTTTATCAATTTCTTGTTCAATTAGAATGGTTCTTGATTCTTCATCAAACGCATCCATTAAATCTTCATTGATAGTAACTTTTAAATCTTTTTTAAGAACAAATGCGTAATCATCTGCAATCTTAGCGATTTTAATAAGTTGTTTTTGTTTTTTTACTCCGATAAATTGAAAGTCAATTTGTACAGGAAATGTTTTTTTATTAAAAACATCAAAAAAATCATTTATTGTATCCTCCGATAGCTCATAAAAATTATCCATATTATATTTATATTTTTATATTATAAAAAATAATGTGAAAAAGTTTTACTTATCTGAATAAAAAATAGGTTATAGTACTTAGAAATAGTACACTTGGTATGACTTTATAATAAAGATTATTATAAAGTTTAGGTGTCTCAATTAATGAGAAACCAATTACAATTAAATATGAGTATTTATCTACCTTTTTAATCTAAAAAGTTCCATTAAACCTTTTGTATTTAATAGTTTTGATACTTCAAATATATATTCTCTGATATAAGTTTCTGATATTCTATCAATATCAGATTTTTTCAGTGAGTAAGCTTCACCAATTAATTCTTCAGGAACATTTAAAACAGTGTATAATCGTTGTGCATTATCAACTCTAATATTTAATGATCTTTCAAGTTCTAGTTTATTTTGTTTAACTATTTTCTTATAATTTAAAAATAGTTTTAATTTTTTAAAAAATGATAATTTATTCATAAATAATTATATTATTTTTTTTATAATAAGTTGTTATTGACTTTTTTGATCTGCACTTGCAGTACTTCTACCTTTAGATTCAATATATTCGTCAACACCACTTGTTGATTGATCTATTTTAGATAAAAGTCCTATAATTACATCAAGTTGTTGATGAGTATCACCATATTTCGATTTAGGTTTAGCTGTTCCTCCTTTTGCTGCTACTACACCTTGTTTTTTATCACCAACAGATGGTCTCTTAGTTTTCTCATTATCAACATCTAATAATTTACTAAACACACTTGCCTTATCTTCAAGTGTTTGCATCATATCTTCAAATGCATTTTGATTCAGAGCTGCTAATACTGCCAAATTACCCGTTAATCTTCTTATTAGATTAACTTTGTCTCCATCAATACTTTTTAAAGCACCACCAAATTTTTTCAGAGAGGTTGCTAATTTATCATAAGCTCCCGCAATTTTAACCATTCCACGTGCTGCTTGAGAAATTGGATCCATACCAATTAATGATTTAACTCCACTTAACATACCCATTCCAGTTATACTATTAGCTAGATTAACATAATCTAATACATTTTTAGATACATTACTCATATAGTTAGGATCGATAGTCTTAGAAAAGTATTTACTACCGGATGCCAATGTTTTTGCAACACCTACCATTGACAATGCAACTATATTAGTTTTTGCAATCTTTAATAATTTTGCACCGGATACTATTTCTACTATGTCCACATATCCAGATATTGATGATTTTGTACCATCAATCCATTTTTTTGGTGGGTATGAGTTCCAAGTTGATTTACCAAGATCAAATATTGCCGCCACTGCAACCATTGATGTTGCAATTATATTAATTTTAGCAATTTGATTTAACTTGGTATTAGATGTTATTTCTACTATGTCCACATATCCAGATATTGATGATTTTGTACCATCAATCCATTTTTCTGGTGGATAAAAATCCCAAACTGCTTTATCTACAAGTGTAAATAATTGTGCTACTCCAACAATTGCAAGTGATATGGCACCTATTCCATAGACCATGTCATTAACTGCACTTTTATTAGACTTCCAAAAACCACTACCTTTCATAAATTCAAATACTGGTGCAAATGCTTGTAAAGAGGCACCAACATTTTCACCCCATTCTTTAGAAGGAACTTTTGTTAAATCAAACTTGGCTATGTTTGTACCAAATTTTTCAGCGGCCGCTATTATACCATCCGATATAGTAAGTATAGCACTCTTCATATCCTCTGCAGAAACATTTGCTCCAAAGAAACCTGTATCCATAAGTGCTGCATATACTGGTGAGAATGCACTAATTGCAGTACCAACACCTTCTGCCCACTCTTTACTTGGTCCATTTTTGAATGCTACTTTTACTCCTGCAAAGTATGTTGCTGCATCTACAATACCTCTTGATACTGTTCTTATTGCTTTGGCAAAATCTTCTGGTCCAACTCCTCCACCAAGTAAACTCATTATTTTATTTGCTGCTAACATTGCATATACTGGTGAAAAAGCACCTAATGCTAGTGCTATACCTTCTGCCCAAGCTTTGGTAGGTCCACCTGTATAATTACCTTTTCTTAAAATAAATGAAGTATCAACTATGGTTTGTGCTATTAGTAAAACAGCTTCACCACCTGCAATTAATGCAATCATTCCTAATCCAAGAGTTCCTAATATAAATGTACCAAGTCCTCCCATTGCCAACCCAAATGCGGTCATACTTAATCCTACACTAAATGACCATTCATAAGATGGAAATTTGTCATACTTACCTAAACCAAGAATGTATGATGTTGCTACAATAGTAGCTGCCACTAACATTACTGCCACTGCACCAATTGCAAGTGCTGCTAACCCTAAACCACCTGTTTCCATTATTAAGGCACCTAATACTAAAGCTGCCCCACCAAATGCAATCAATGATAATCCAACCCCAAGTGCCCACTTCCAACTAGGATATTTATCATACTTACCTAATGCTAATATATGTGAAGAAATTGCAATTGCGGCAGCAATCATAATAACTCCTATAATACCCAATGCTAAGTCTGCTATAGGCATTTTGCCCATAAGTATAACTGCGGGTGTCATTAATAATGTTACAATCGCTAAAGTTGCTCCAAGTAGAAGTATTTTAAGAATTAACATAAATGGTAGATCTGCTGTGCCTTGTAATATTATAGATGATAATGCTATTGCTGTGGCTAATGCAACTAATACTAATGGAATTAAATATATCTTACCTTTTCCTAGATATTTTTCAATTATTGTTATACCAATTGCCAAGTCAGTCATAAAATAAGACATTAACGCAAAAACTAAAGCTATTCCTAATACAGTTAAAAACTGCCAAAATCCGATAGGTTGTACATATGATAATACCCAAGAAGATACAGTAATTGCAGCCGCTATACCAACTAAAACTAATAACAGATCTGTTGCTTTAACACCGGTTCTTTTAAAAGCAATAACTCCTATTGCTATTTTATCCATATTAAACGCAATTACTGCAAACATAGCGGCTATTAGGATACCCGTTATGGCTTGTCCAAATGACATTGGTTTAATAAATGCAAGTATAAAGGACGATGCAGTAATTGCTAGTGCGATACCAACTAAAACTTTTACTAACTCGAATGTACTTATATTAAGACTTTGAAATAGCACTACTCCTAATGCGATTTTATGTAAACTATATGAAATTACTGCAAACATAGCGGCGATTAATATAGCAGTAATTGATTGTCCTAGTGTCATTGGTTTAATAAATGCCAGTATAAAGGAAGACGCAGTAATTGCTAGTGATATGGCAACTAAAGATTTTACTAACTGGAATGGACTAACATTTAGTTTTCCAAATATAATTGATGCGATGAATATATTCTCTAAGTAGTTTGAAAGTACTGCAAACATTGCTGCAATTAATACCGCAGTTAATAGTTGTGTGAATCCAATTGGTTCTATAAATGCCATTATCCAAGAAGCCATTGTAACCGCAACTGCCATCATTACAATAACTAATGATGCGTTAAATGCTTCTTTTATGGATAGATTTAGTTTTGCTATTTTTTCAAATGCAATTGCCATTAAGACTACGGCTAAACTTAGACCAACTACTGATAAAAAGTCTATTTTACCAACTAGTTTGAATGCCAAACCAATCGCCAATACTGCAAC